CATGGAGCACCTAGAGCCGGGGGAGTCACACCAGTACGAGTTGCGGTGTGTCATCTGTGGACAGGCCGGGACATTCGTGGTGAGTGTTGTGCCAGCCACCGTAAGTGTAAGTGACTTACATCCCCGTTCGGGCCAGCCGGGAGCCGGTCCCTCAACTCTCGAAATCCCGACAGGCAAGGGCGTAGAGCGAGCGCAGCGAGCGTCCCTTGACGGAGGGGTAGCATGAGAGAGTGGGGGCCGACTCCCTTGGCCGCTCCGCCCGCGCTAGAGTCTCCGCTATCGCCGCTTGCTACCGGGTCATTTGGACCCAAGGTAGTGAAGTGGGTGAAGCGTCGATTGCACATGAGGCTAGACCCGTGGCAGGAGTATGCGCTGTATCGGATGCTAGAGCATGATGCTGATATGCAGTTGCTCGCATCCACCGTCCTGCTAAGTGTTGCTCGTCAGAACGGTAAGTCAGTCATCATTCGCGCAATCGTCGGGTGGATACTAGACGAGGGGTACAAGTGGGATACCTTCCGCAAGTGGGACTTCATCCTACTGGCAGCGCATGACGCCAAGCAAGCGCGTATCCCCTACGATTACATCCGCAGGGATGTTATGGCCTACGCCGATATCAACACATGGGGTCACAGCGCAAGGCGTCAGGGAGTCCAGCGAGCGCGAGCGACGCAGTACACTGGCATAGAACTAAACGGTGTGCGCGTTGACGTGGCAACGTCACAGCCCGGTAGTGCGCGTGGTATCTCACCGGGCTTGGTGTGCTTTGATGAGGTACTGACGCAGACTTCCTTTGAGACATACGAAGTGCTATCCCCGGCACAGGTAGCAATCCGCAATGCTATGATGCTGATGACCAGTACAGCAGGGTTCGCAGATAGCGTGGTGCTGCGAGCCATGTACGATAGGCTGGTGAGGCAGTCCACCAATGCAGAGCAGCATGACCCTACGTTCCTGGGTTTGTGGTGGAGGGCAGACCATGACGATGTGACCCCCGCTGAGTGGGACCAAGTGGTGAAAGCCAATCCCGCTTTTGACGGTCGCGGGCTATCGCGCCAGATGATTGAGAATGAGTTTGGGTTCCTGCCGCGTGGCTCATGGATTAGGGAGAGGCTAAACCGCTGGCATGATGAGCGCGTGGATGCGCCATTCAGCGTGGCTGCATGGGGAGCCTGTCGCGTTCCGCAACCGCTCGCACCGGCAGATGTGGTGGGCAACTATGTGATTGCGTGTGACGTGACAGCATCATGGAGTGAGGGAGCAATCACTGTCTCTGCCATGCGTAAGGATGGGAAGGTAGGCGTGGAGGTCCACAGGCACTTGCTATCCCGCCCGTCTGTGCCGCTCTATGCTTCCGACTTCACGCGGGAGATTGCAGCGATTGTCAAGCGCGTGGGCAGGGGCAAGTTGGACGCGATTGTATACAACGCATCGTCCGCACTGGCACCGGCGTTTGAGCGTCACGCTGTGGAGGCTATGCTTCCCTATCAAGCAATCAACGCGAGCAAGATGCTCATGGCTTGCGCTGACTTTGCGGAAGGTGTGATTGCAGAGCGCGTGGCGCATGATGACCCATTCCTAGATAGTCAGATTGCGATTGCACAGCGGCGCTTCCTAGGCTCAGATGGGTCATGGCGCTGGACGATTAGTGGCACTCCAATCACAGGCGTTATGTGTGCAACCATGAGCGTTGCCATATCCGCTAAGGCGTTTCATCCGGTGCAGGTATTTATGTAAGTTGCTTACATTTTGGGAGTGTGATACACTTACCCTGTGAGTAAGAAGCATCGCACTTCCTCCAAAGTTGAGAGGCGCGATGCGGTGGTGCCAGTCCGCATCAACCCAACTCCCGAAAGACGGGAGGTTGTAACTTCCACCCTATCAATCATCCCGTCTACCGCGTATCCCCTGACTGTCGTTGAGGCAGCGGGGGTTTCTGCTGTCCGGCGCTGCATTACGCTGATTGCCAATGCGATTGCGGGGCAGCGGTGGACAGAGTGGGAAGGGGAGCCAGCAAGGCGACTGGCTACAACCAGTCGGATTGTGAAGCGTCCTGCTGCATCCATGACCCGGAGGGAATGGGTGTGGCGTGTTATCGCAAGTATGGCGCTCACTGATATCCAGTACATCTATATGGTCGGTGGCGTGGATGATGAGGGCATCCCCGGTAGCCTGTTGCCGCTTCCCAAAGAGGCAATCCAGCCTAGCGGGATGATTGACCCGTGGGGTATCTTCCCGCCGACTCAGTACAGTATCAGTGGAATAGCGGGGACAGTTTCGGGTGAGGCTGTAATCCCGATGCGCTCTGCGTTCTGGCCGGGTGTCCCCATCCACTTGCAGGGCATTCTGCAAATGGCGCGGAATGCAATGATGATGGCTCATGCTTCCGATGCCTACGTCTCGCGCTACTGGCAAGCCGGTGGTTCCCCGATTACGCAGATTACCACTGAGCAGTTTCTAGACGACATTCAGGCGGATGCAATCGGCAATCGCTATCGAGCGCGTCGGCAGAAGGGACCGGACTACCCGCTGGTGCTTGGGCAGGGAGCGACCGCCCAACCGTGGGGAGCGGACGTTTCGCAGCAAGCAGCGGTCGAGGCTAGGCGCGAGATTGTGATTGAGATTGCCAACCTGTTTGGTGTGAGTGCTGAGTATCTGAACGTGACGCCTACCGGCGCATCCATGACCTATGCCAATGTCCAAGACAAGGCGCTTGACTTGGATAGGTTCACGCTGACTGGTTTCTATGACCCAATCCAAGACCTTGTAAGTGACTTACTTCCCGAAGAACGGTATATGCTCATTGACATGAGCAGACTGACAAGGGCAGCGCAGGAGTCCCGCTTCCGTGCATGGGCAATCGCCACTGGCAACAAGCCTTGGATGATGCCAGCAGAAGTCAGGACGGAGGAAGGCATGGAGCCTTCTGACGAGATTGACCAAATGGAGGAAAGCCGGATGACTGCAATCGAGGCTGGTGCCGAAGGGATGCAGAACCAAGCCGGTGGGCAGGAGCAGGAAGCGGAGCAGGAACAGGAGCCAGTGAATGCCTAACACGACGCTAGGGCGTATCGAGGTCAGAGACGTTGACGGTGGGGGTCCGGGGCGTTTTGAGGGCATGGCGCTTCCGTACAATCGCACCATCACTGTCTCATATGGACGGGAGCGGTTTGTCCGTGGGGCGTTCGCTGAAATGGTGCAGGAGGTCAACAGCGGGGAACGCATCGCCTATCTCAACAGGCATGGCGTGGATGGTGGCGTTCCGGTGGGAGTCATCAACCGATTGCAGGAGCGCAGCGAAGGGCTGTGGTTCTTTGGCGACTTCATGGATGTTCCTGAGACGCCACAGGCACGGAGCCAGATTGCAAGCGGGCTGAATGGAGTTAGCGTCGAGTTTGTGCCGGGAAAGTTTCGGCGGAAGCAAGACGTTGTAGAACACACTAGCGGGGCAAGACTCGCTGGTGTTGCTGGCAGTTATGCGCCCGCATATCGTGAGGCGCGAGTTGCACTAAGGAGCGTGGCGCGAGCCACAGAAAGGGGCATGGTGCCTAATCTGACCGTTGCTGCGCTCACGGAGCGGAGGGACACAATCACGTCTCAGATTGCTGCTACTCGTAGCATTGCTGAGACAGAGGACCGTGCGCTTGATGAAGCGGAGACACGCGACATTGAGAGCATGAGTGCTCGCCTCACGAACGTTGATGCGCTGATTGTCGAGGCTCGCGCGGATGAGCAGCGGCGTGACGCGGAGCGGCGTTCGCTTCCGCAGGGTCGCGTCGGTTCCCCCGCCGTCGTGACCCGTGCGGAGCCTGTCTATGGTCCTGCTAGTGGGCATTCCTACTTTGCAGACCTGATGAGCGCCAACCGTGACGCTACCGCTAATGAGCGTCTGCATCGACATAAGGCGCTTGTTATTGACATTGCGGGTCAGATGGACCGGGCAACCGACTCGTCTGATATCGCGGGTGCCTATCCTGTCCAAAACTTCCCTGACCTGTATGTTCCCGATATCGCGTATACGGGTCCGCTGTCGGCGTTCTTTGCGACCACTCCGATTACTGCACCCAATCCGATTAGCCTTCCCACCTTCTCAGGTGTGACGGGTGATACGGATGTGCAGACAGCGGAGAACGCGCCTGTTGCCAATGTGGATGTGGCGACGGGTCCGCTTGCTCTGACCCCCAAGACAATCGGAGGCGAGTCAATCGTCTCCCGTCAGGCTGTGGATGGAGCCTCCCCCGGCACTGACGTTATTATCGGCAACCAACTGCGTGAGTTGCTGATGCGGGATACAGAGCGTGAGATTGCGCTTGTGCTGGAGGCACTCCCCGCAGCGGGAGCCATTCCCGATACCGCTGGTGTTGGCGGGGCAGGGCTGGACTTGCACAATGGCATCGCTGGCATCCTGGGTTCGTACTACGCTGGCTCTGCCGCTGGTGGTGCTGGCGCTCGTATGCTTCCTGCTGAGGCTGTCTTTGTCAACGCTACCGATTGGGGAAACCTTGTTGGTGCTGTTGACGCGAGTGGGCGTCCCATGCTTGCCTATGTCAATCCGCAGAACGCACTTGGGCAGCAGGGAGCCGCAGGGTTTCAGTCTGCTGTGATTGGTGGGGTTCCGGTCACTCCCGCTTGGGCGTTGCTTTCTCCGACCAATGAGGTTGTTGCCCGACGCAACGACGCTCGCCAGTGGAAGTCTGCTGTGCTGGATATCCGCCTCATTGAGCGCGAAGGTCCGCAGAGCATCGTCTTTGCAATCTGGCAGTATTTTGGCTTCGCAGTGTTGGAGCCGAAGGGCGTTCGCCGCTACACCTACACCAACGTCTAGTTTGTAAGTCACTTACAAGGGGAGTCCAATGACACACGAAAACGTGCCTACTTCTGCGAAGGTGCCTGACACCACTGAGGCAGAGGCGACTGAGGCAGAGGAAGTTGCTGTCTCTGAGGAAATCCAAGAGGAAGCCGGGAGTGAGCATCCCACGTCTAGTGACGTTGGGAAGCAGACACTCACGAAGGCTGACCTTGGTTACGATGTGACCAAGGAAGGTGTCCCGCCGGATGACGTTGCGCTGGAAACAGCACAGCACCCGGATGACCCGTCGGCTCATGAGGAAAGCGAGTACAACACCTAATCATGTACACCCTGACCGGGCCTGACATTCTAGAGTTTGTCGGAGTCAAAACCGTGACCCCCGACAGCATCGAGGAACGTTGGGCAGAAATGGTTGCAGCGGCGCTTGTGTCGGGGCTGACGCAACGACTGAATGGTGCTGTGATTGTGGACGGGTCAGGGGCGGAAGCAGAGTTAAACGTTGCTTTGCGTATCGGTGGTGCCGAAGGGTACAAGCGCCGTGAGGCAACGTTTGGCTTGACGGGCTACGCGGATTTGGAGGGGAATGCCATTCGAGTAGCCCGTGACTATTTGGATGGGGTCCGTCCGCTCATTGAGCGGTACAGCGTTCCGGGCATCGGATGACGCTAAAGGACAATCGAGCGGAGTTGCTGTCTGTGCTGGAAGCGGCACAGATAGCGGCGTTCTATGGCATGGGCGTATTCTCCGCGCCATGCGCTCGTATCTTCCCCGGTGAACCGTGGGTATCCCTAGAGGGTAGGGCAAGCGGTAGGCGTTCACAGATTTGGGAGGTTTGGGCTGTCGCAGGGAAGGCAGACGCAGTGGCAACGTTTGATGAGTTGGAAGCAATGGTCATTGCCATTGATACCGCGCTAGAACCGTTGCCACAGTGGAGCCGCCCAACATGGCACCGACCCGCCATTACCGATATGGGCGGTACGAAATACTTTGCCTGTCGCGGTACTGTCGTAACGATAGCGGAGGTTCATTAGTCATGGCGACAATCCTATTCATGAAAACCGCCCTATTCACTCTGACGCTGACGGACCCTGTGGGTACGGCACTTCCGTTTCAGGGAGACGCGGCAGACGTTCACGTTGAGGTTACTGCCGGTGACACGGTAGATTACCCGACACTTGACGGAGCGGTTGCGTCGAATGCGGAGCCTGAGACGTATGCGCTTGTCATGCGAGCGGGACAGGATTACAGCGGCACCGGACTGGCGCGGTTCCTGTGGGATAACAAGGGCAAGGTTGCTGATGTTGTCCTGAACGCACATGGTCAGACTGCGCTACCCACTGCCGAAACCCCCGCTGTCACTGGTCAGGTGACGTTGGTGCCGGTGTCCTACGGTGGTGAAGTTGGGACGTTCGCTGAGTTTGAGGTCACTTTGCCGTTTGTGACCACTCCGATACTCGCAACCGTCTGAATAACTATCCAGCGAAAATGGATAGATATTCATAGGCCAAAACACTTGACAAACGGGTCGAAGTATGCATCAAAGGGGTCAAAAACGCTACAAGGCACCGCCAAGCCGCGTAAATCTGAAAGCCATGTATTACCATTACTTTCAGTTTTGCTTCGCTCCTGGGGCATTCTAGGGGCCTTGTAGGGCATTCACGAGGGAGATTGTCAGTCACTTACAGTTATGCAGGTATGCAATGGCAAGCGGTCCAACGATGGTGGTGACAGGGATACCGGAGACGGTAGACGCACTAAACAAAGTCGCCAACATGGATATGCAGAAGGCTGAGACTGAGGCGGGCAGGGCAATCCTGCCAACAGTCAAGGCTAACACCCGTCATGCTACCGGCGCTCTGCAATCGTCATGGGCCGTCGAGGGAGGGGCATTCATCAACACACAGGATTACGCACCGTTTCAGGAGTTTGGAACGGTGTTCGTAGACCCGACATTTGCCGTTGCCAGAGCATGGGACGAAAAGCAGTCCGCAGTAGAGCAGGCATTTGCTAAGGAGATTGAGCGTGTTGCAAGCCAAGCAGGATTTGATACTTGACGCACCGCCAGAGCCGCGCCATATTACGTTGGATATCAGGAGCATTACTCCCGGTAATCTGACGCTGCTTGATGCGCTTGATATTGCAGACGTGACCGGCATCGACCCTGACGAAATGATGAGCGTCCTAGCAGGGAAGCGAAATCGTAAGCAGGGTTTGCTCATGTACGCAATGGCTTGGGTGTTCGCAAGGCGCGTCGAACCGGGTATGACTTGGGCAGAAATGCTGACGTGTCATCTACACATCATCGGTGAGGCTGCGACCGAAGGTGAAATCACCGCAGAGCAGAAGCGAGCCAATGCTGTTGTTGGCGTGGCGATGCTTGCTGGTGTGACACCTGACCAAGCAGAGGGAATGACAGTGGCAGAGGTTGCTGCTGTCACGTCTATCACGAAGGCACGACGCCGACCACGGAGGCGCTAACATGGCAGACCCGGCGCTGAATGTTGATATCACTGGTGACTCTAAAGCACTGCAAAAGGCAATCAACGGAGCCACCAAGGAAATCCATGCGTTCGGGCGTTCGCTGGATACAGGCGTATCCACCGGCAAGATTGATGCTGCCACTGATGCAATCAAGAAAGTCGGCAGGGTCACTAAGGAAGTTGTCGTTGCTGGCAAGGATGCTGCGACCGCAGAGAAGCAGTTTGCTGATGCGCTGACCAATGCAGGGATTGATGCTCAGGCTCATGCTGGCGCGATGGATGAGGCTATCCGCGCATCGCAGAAGTTAGCGTTTACGGATGATGAGACGCGAGCCTCACTAACCACACTGGCGGGTGCCACCGGGAGTGCGACAGCCTCTATCGCACTGCTTGGTCAGGCGCAGGACATTGCACGTTTGGCAGGGGTGGACCTAGAGCAAGCCACCGATGCTGTCGCTAAGGCTTACGCGGGTCAGGATACTGCGCTGTTGCGGATGATACCCGGACTAGAGGCCGGTGCGACCGGCATGGACACTGTTGCCAATGCTTCTGCGCTGGCAACGGGTCAGGCAGATACGTTCGCCTCATCCGCCGAAGCGTTGGGCATCAAGGGGCGGCATGGCTTTGAGGAAGTCGCAGAGTCGATTGGAATGGCGCTCAACCCCATGCTTTCTGAGTTGGGTGCTGCGCTTGGTCCACTTATCATTGCGTTCCTAGAGTTGCTGAACGCAATCCTCCCGGCACTCATCCCACTCATCAAGATATTTGCAGATGCGGCATCCGTTGCTGCTAAGGCAATCACTCGCATTGCGGAAGCAGTCACCAAACTGATTGAGAAGATTAGGGAGTTGCTTGGTCCGCTAAAGGAAGCGGTAAACGGATTGCGAGACTTGGACCTAAACCCATTCAGCCAGAGCGCGGGAGCAGCAGCACCGGCGATGGTGGGTCCAAGTGTAAGTAGTTTACAATCCAGTGGTGGTGGCTCTGCCAATCGGGCTGGTGGAGTCACCATCAACATCTATGGCGACCCATCCGTTATCGAAGCGCGAGTGACGAAGGCGCTCCGCGATTACGGGCGGCGCAATGGGATTGGTGCTGTGTTCTCTCCGGGTCGCAACTAATGACGTTCCCGCTTCCTCCGCTCCCGGCAATCCGCAACATCCACATCGAAATCTTCCGCGCTGGCAATGGTGAGGAAGATGATGTTGCGCGGTGGGGAGAGGCGCGGTGGGGGCAGTCCACATGGCCTTTGTTTGCGTGGCATGACGTTACGCCACAGTCAGTTGTCATGAAGTGTTCGTGGGGAGCAGATGACCCGCAAGGCGTCCTGACCGTATCCGCAGCAGGGTCATGGAGCATTACCACCTATGACCCCAAGCGATTGCTTGACCCATCCAACGGAGCATCCCCCAATGCTCAGGCGTTGCGACCGGGCAAGCCTCTGCGTCTCTCATACTACGATGGGACCGGAGTGCGACACATTGTGCGACAGGGCTTGATTGACGAAGTTGATTACGACTTGGCGACTGGCAAAGGGTCGCTACGCGGAACAGACCAAGTGCAACTAATGGTGGCAGCCAAGTTGCCCGCTGACTTGGTTGCACCTGTCAACACACTCCGCGAGCAAGCGCAGTGGTTGATTGACCAAGCAGGACTGACACACCTAATCCCCGTCGAGCGCGTCCCCGGTCCCTCAGACTTGCTTGGTGGCACAGGCTCGTTTGAGGTTGGTGCGCTTCCTGGGTGGACTGACAATGCGTGGTCTGCGTCCATTGCGTTTGGCGGCGCGCCAGATGGTGCGCGACTCTTGCGGATTACAGGTAACGCTGTCAACAACTATCCGTCACTTCCCACCGTAGACCTGTACCCTGTTATTGGTGGCTCGTATACATTGAGTGCCACAGCCAAGAGAGGCGGGGGCGTACTCAACTCTCGAGTCCGCGTGGATTGCTACAAGGCTGGTGCGATTACAAGTCCAGCCAACTTGCAGTTTACTACCACATCGTTTGTGACTAAAACTCAGACATTCATAATGCCTGACTGTGACTTCATGCGTGTCCTGTGTTTCATTGATGGTCCCGCGCCAGCCGTCACTGAAATACAAGACTTTGATGCTGTGAAGTTGACAGGACCAACACCAACTGACTTGACGGACCCGGTGGTAGGACCACTTGACCCGCGCGAGCAATCGGTATGGCAGCACATCCTGACTGGCGCTTACGATGCGCTGTATGCAGCATGGATGGACCGTCACGGGACGCTACGCTTCCGTTCCTTTGGCGACCCAAAGGACAATGGCTTTCAGGCTGGTGGGGCTGACGGCATCCCGATTAGTACACTGGTAACGCAGGGTAGTTTGCAGGGAGTGTTCACTCGCATTACAACACATGAGACTGGCGACCCGGATGGGATTGTCCAAGCCTTTGACGAGACGAAGGCGAGTATCTATGGTGACCTTCTCTTGCATCGAGACAGGCAAGTGACCGGAGCGCAATCGTGGGTTGATAGGGTGCTTGCTGACCGCGCCGGTGCTGCGCTCCAATACGCTCCCGGTACGCTATACCCGCAGACGGTGGATGCATTGGAGTCCATCCTAGACCTTGGGATGATTGACATTGCACACCTTGTGGTAGAGTCAGTCGATCCCAATGTTGATGTTGCGGCGCGAGTGCTAGGCGGGACCATCAACGCTGACACTGATACTGGCTGGACAGCGCAACTGTCCACCTACATTCCCGCTAAGGAATGGGAGGATGCGGAAGTCCCAATCCCGCCGACTGAGCCTCCCCCGCCCAACACCATCCCCAATACCGTTCGCACTTACAACTGCATCAAGGACTCGCGCCTAGCGCATAAGTCTGGATTGGATGCGGGAAACGGCACAGACGTAAACCTTCCGATTGGGTACATTAGTCCCTATCGCAATCGTGTGGTCATGGGCTTTGACGTTATCCCGTGGGCAGATGTGGTGTCGATTGAGAAGGCAGAGTTGCTGGTGTCGATTGGCGCTAACTCATGCGGTGCCTTTGGCTCTGACCCCAAGGTGGTTGTATCCAGACTGACAGGCTCATTCAGTGAGGGAACCTATGCTGCTACCTGTGGGTTTGCCACCAGTAACAGCGTGAAGTATCCGGGTCCGTCAATCACTTCCTCTGGCGCAGTGACTAGCACTGTCCCAAAGTCCACGGGTACTCGCAAGGCGATTGACATTACTGCGATTGCGCGAGCGTGGCTATCAGGGCAGACACAGCACGGACTGATGATAAAGTCTGCCGGTGAGGATAGCAGCAAGTACACCACAGCCTTCTACGCAAGGCACCACGGGACTGCCGGTAATCGTCCCCAACTGCGATTGACAATGACGGTGAAGGCACCATGACCCCTGCATTCATCAAGCGTGTCCTGTGTATCCTTGCGCTAATCTGCGCTGTGGTATCGTTTGCGACAGGCGCGCCTACTTGGCTAGCAGTAGGGCTAGCCTTGGTTGCAATAGCACTGGTGGTGTAAGTGACTTACATTGAGAGCATCCCACGGGAGTTAGCAATCCTCGTTGGCTTGCGACAGATTGCACCGCGTCCAGACCGTATCCCCAACAGGACTGTTGAGGTTGCGGCGATTGACACAGGCGCTGGCTTTCGTCCTGACTGGCGGATGCAAGACCCTTCCCGCGACCCGAAGGAACCAAACGGCGGGGAGTCAAGCGGGACAGGCAATGACCACGGGTGGAGCAACTGCACAATGGTCAGTGCCGCGCTTGTCTATGCGTATCACGTCAAGGATAAGACGGGTCCGCAGGGCGGCGATATGCGCCACAATCAAGGCGACCAGTCCGGGGGTACGGACCTGTACGATGCCAGAGACGCATGGGATAACTACGGCAATCAGAACCTGACCATCAAGACTGGTGCTGGTTGGAGCGCAGTCAAGACAGCGCACAATGAGAAGCGAGCAATCATCATTCAGGGAGAGGGCAACGTTCCTGGGTCTGAGTCTTTCGACGGGTCACACGCTTGCGCGATTGGGATAGAGACGAACAGCGAAGGTGAGTGGCTGTGGGGCGACCCGCTCGCGTCAGGCTGGCAGTGGGTAGCACCGTCCAAGATTGAGACATGGGCAAAGGCGCTATCGAGTAGCATCTACTTTGCTGTGTCTAGGCCAGTTGAGGATGAGCCAGAGCCAGCCAAGCCACCGCCACCGATGCAAGAGGTAGGGGAAGTGGATATCAAGCAAGTGCAAGAGTCCGCAGTGAAGGCGTATCAGTCTGAGATACTGGCGGATATGTACTACTGGATGCAGCACCCCACAGAGCCACCGCCATATCCCCTAGGCGATAGCGTTGCCGCCATTGGGCATCTGAATGAGGGATGGGGTGTTGGCAAGTGGAACCAAACCACATGGTATCTCGCTCCCCCGCCTCCGCTTGACCCGAAGGGAGCCAAGTGGGGAGAGAGCGTATGGAGTGGTACACCCGGTCACATCGAGGGGGGTACTTGGGCGTAACTTGCAATCTGCAAGTGACTCAGGTATACTTGTATCCGGCGTCCGGTGTGTCGCTCTGGCACAGTCTCCGCACCGGACGCACCTAGTTGTAAGTGGCTTACATTGAGACGATGCCAAGAGAGAGTGAGAGTTGCCGGTAGTCAGGGTCCGTACATACACCGCACGGATAGAGACTGAGCAAGCGATTACCCGCTATCGCGGGATAGGCCACAAGATTAGTAATGGCGGTTGGCACGATATCCACGACTGCCCGGTGTGCTACAAGATTGGCGCTATGAAGCGTTGGCAGCGGTACGTCAACAACCGATGAATAAGGTATCCTCCGCTCATGTACTAGCAGCGCACCACGGGCGGCGCAAGTCTCCGCAGTACGGTGGCGGTCCTGCCGGTACGCTGCGGGCGTATCAAGCGTTTCACCCGAATGCTGCAATCTACACTGTCACCTATCGCGGGCGGACTGTCTGGATGACCAGTCGCCAGAGAGCGATATGGAGTGAGGTTCAGCACTACTGGCGCAGGGGTAGGCGCGATACGCTTGGGCGGATTGCTAAGGTGGTTGGTTGCCACCGGACCACCGTACTGCGCTTCCTCCGGCGATTGGACCTGTGGCGTTTCATTGACCTTGCAACACTTCCTGGGCTTGGGGGCGGCACCTACATCTTCACCCGCATTGACCCCTACAATGAGAAGCCTCAGAAGTGGACTAGCAGTAAGCGTCAACGTATCCGCGACGCAATCGGCAGACAGATTAGGAAGCAACGTGCAATCGAGTTGGAGCCGCTGCTATCGCGGTTCAGGAGAAAGGGACCGCTCCCGGCGGTTCCGCCTTGGTGGACTATGGCAATCCAAACTGAGGCAGACCTAACTGGTAGTACGGGTGCAACTTTTAGGCAACCAAAGTGACTAAGCGGAGGCGCTATCGCGGACAAACCATCATCCCCGGACTCGCCCACCGTATTGCGGTTTGTTCACCATACCTTCACAATCTCTTACTTGACTGTAAGTGACTTACAGTGGTAAGATACGGAGGTAGTCAGCCCACTGGCAGATGGTCAGAAGCAGGGTACTTGGCAGATGGTCAAGGACTACACAGATAGATAGATAGGAGAGAGACTGTGCCAAACCGGATAGACCCATACATTACCCATGAGTTGTACCTACGCGCTGTCCATACGACAGGCGCAGAGCGCAGCGTATGGGAGCGACTGGCAGAGCAGTACGCTTTGCATGGTGCGGAACGCGCCCTAGGTTGGGTGCATGGCTGGTGGTATGTCACCGGCAATCGCCACGATTGGAGCAACGCACTGTGGAAGAAAGCCCGCATCCTACTTGGAGAGGCGGACGTTCTGTGAGCGTTACACCTTGGACCGCTGCAATCCACACCTTTGACCCTGACCCGGAAACGGGCAAGTGTCGGGGGTCATGGATGAATGACCGATACCAGCGTGTCAACTGCTTGTCGAGCCAGCGTAGCAGCATTCTGCATGATGACCCGGAAGCGGACCACCGCGAACGGCATTGGCATGACGGTGGCGATTGTATGTGCTTTGAGTCAGACGATGACTAGAAGCGGCAAGCCAACCATTGCACTTGCTGACTGCCGACACCCCCGATACATTGATGGTCATTGCACTGAGGCTGCGTGTGGTAACTACTACTCCCGCTGCCCGCGCCATGCACCATCCGCCCGTATCGGGGACTCATGCAATCGAGTCAAGCCTATGCGATAGTTGTAATGTTTGTTAAGGGGTCTTAACACAAAACCCCTTGACAGGGAATGTAAGTGTGTTACATTTAGAGAGTCAAAGGAAGCGAGTCACAAGACTTGCAGTTGACGACAAAGGAGATAGAGACTGTGACCGATACCGCGATTAGTGGTGAAGTTATCACCACCGATGAGTCAAGTGCCGCTGCTAAGGCTGCGCTGCTCAAAGAGAATGAAGGCATCGTCAAGCGAAACTGGAAGGCTGCGACTGAGAAGGCGCAGACAGTTTACAAGGCGCTGACTATCATTCACACCTATGACCTGTGGAAACTCCACAAGGATGAGAAGGGCAAGCGCAAGTACACTGCGTTTGATGCCTACCTGTTCGGTGAGTTTGGTTGGGAGTTGTCGCGCGTTCGTGCGCTGCAAGTCATCAAGCAGACGCGGGCAGGGATGATTGAGGCGGGCGAGTTGCCAGCCTCCACTGCGGAGCCGCGCAAGCGCACCGCACCGGAAGTCACTGCGGAACGTGCCGCCAAGGTCACTGCTGACCAGTTGCAGAAGGCGCTTGATGCCTTTGCTGGTCGCATCGACAACATGGACGGTGGCGACCCTGACTTTGCTCAGGTCAACCGTGTCTACGAGGAAGTGCGCGAAGCACTGACCCCCGCGATTGCGGACCTGCGCGAGTTGGTTGCTCGCATCGAGGCTGAGTCTGAGGCTGATGCCACGGATGAGGTCGAGGCAACCGCTGAGGTTGCGTAACTAGGTTACAATGAAGGGGAGCGGAAGTACCGCTCCCCTCTTGTATCGTATTGGAGAGTTAGACTGTGCCAGAGAGTTTTGGACGTAAGAACATTAGTGCTATGGTCCTAGAGTTGGAGGATGGACAGGAGTGGGATGACCCGCTTACCATTACCCTCCGAAGGGACGAATGGCTATCAACGCTTGTCGCCAATAGCAGTATGCTACGCGATATCAAAGAGGGCGTTGACGCTGCTAAGGAAGCAGCAATCGAAGGCGACCCATACGCCATGTTGATTGGACCGCAGTTGGTCAAGAGCGCGAAACTTCTACAGGACGCCATGCGTGGTATGACGCGAGTTATCCACCCGGCGCTCATGGATGAGGTTGACGCTATTGACGCGGCAGAGGAAGCCTACTCCAAGCATAAGGGCCAGCGAGCCTAACCCCCCTACCCCCACCGTGGAGTAAGCCCTACGGTGGGGGTAGACTCATTTGTAAGGGAGTTACATTATGGCAGTCCCGACACCCCCCACCGCTGGCGAGCCAATCGCAGAAGCATGGGGAGACGTGGTTCATGACCAAGTTGTAGCCCGTGACTTTCAGGGAGGCGCTGCGTCTATCACAGGGAATGGCGGACCAACAGCGGACGTTACCGTGACATTCTCCCGTCCATTTGCCAGCACACCTGTAGCGCAAGTCAGTGCTATCGGTGGGCAGACGTATCTGGCGGGTATCGTTTCTGTGCCTAGTACGACGCAGTTGGTAATCCGTCTCTTTAAGCGGGATGGTAGCAACATCCCCAATGGCACAGGCGTCAACATCCACTGGCTTGCATGGGGAAGCCGCACATGAGCGAGAAAACTGTGAACCGCCCAATCGCTATCCCGTTCGGCAATCTGCGGAAAGCCTGTGCCAAGCATGGGCTGAACGCACGGCTATATATCTTCGATGGTGGAGAGACAGTCGAAATCACAGACTCAGAGGGGAAGCAGATTGTCCGTAGCACTGCGGAGCATGGCGACGCGGGTACAGCATCTGAGCAAGCGGCACTGTACCTGATGAATGCGGGCAGGATTACCATGTTCGACTTTGAGGGATGAGACGTGCCAGCACTGACGCCAGAGAATGACCTAGTACGAGCGCGTAACGTCAGTGCGTCTGAGGTCTACGCTTTGATGGGACACCATCCGTATTCCTCCCCTACCAAGATATACGATAGGCTCATGACGCCAGCCATAGAGTTGCGTCATGAGCAGAGCGAAGCAATGGCTATTGGCGTATACCTAGAGGGCACAGTGGCTCGCTACGCTGCCCGCAAGTTGGGATTGCGGGTCCGGGCTTGTACTCGTACCATCGAGTATCCCGGTCCCGTCAATCTATGTGCCACACCCGATTACTACATCCTGGGTCAAAGGATGTTGATGGAGGTCAAGGTATCCAGCATCCTGTATGGATGGACTGAGGATGACCTACATCCACACTATGAGTACCAAGCGCGAGCGCAGTTGGCTTGTACCAACAGAGACGTTTGCATCGTGGTAGCACTGGTGGGATCGACCTTCTATCACATCCCGATTGTAAGGGACTTACAGAAAGAGAAGGTGATGCTGGATGCGGTAGACAAGTTTTGGATTGAGAACGTAATGGCTGGCGTTCGGCCAGAGCCAGTAGAGAAGTCAAAGAAAGTCAGTACACATACAGTGACTAGGAGTTAGAGACTGTGGCAAACAATCCCGTTTACGGCGCGACTGTCGAAGATATCGTGCCCGTTATCCCTGCCGGTATCTACCCTGCTACGTTCATGGGTATTGAGCATGGCAGCAACGACAACGGCACGTTCTGGCTGTGGCGCTTCCTTGCTCGTAATGGGGATGAGGATGTGGAGGTTACTGCCACATCATCCCCGCGCATCACTCCCCGTACCAAGGCTGCTAAGTGGCTTGGTGGTATGGGTGTGGATGTGGAAGTGGGCAAGGATATCGACTTTGGGATGCTGACTGATATGCCTGTGCAGTTGGTCATCATCATCAACGAGGCGGGCTATTCCCGCATCGAGAGTGTGCTGCCCATCCCCACGGGCAAGAGCAAGTAAGCGGCTCATGCCAAAGGGACAATACCTGAAACCGTGGGAAGTGAACCGTCTACAGGACATGATACAGAGTGGGTACACCAACAGGCAGATTGCCAATGAGTTGCGTATCAACCATGAGACTGTCAGACGTAGACGACACCAACACAATCAGGAGATAGCGCCAATGCAGAACGGTCATGCAGAGCCAGAGCAAGACATGGCTGATGTTGCAATCGCTATCTATGTAGAGTCCACCGATTACCCAAGCATTAGAGAGTTGCTACACAAGCAGCAGCGATATCGCAATATGGCAGCAGAGGCAGAGAAGATTGGGGATGATGAGTTGTCCCTGCTGATTATGTCTCGCATGGAGTTGACCCCACTAGAGCAGGAAATCCTACGCTATTGGGCAGAGACACATACTAGGGAGTAACCATGTTGGAAGCGCGTATCCGCTTTGTGGTGGATGCGTCGCCTAGGAGTCAAGGCTCAATGACTGCGGTTTACAATCGCAAGTTGGGCGTTGCGCGGGTGCGGCACGTTGCTGCACCCGCGTTATCTCAATGGCGACAGTCATGCAGAGAAGCGGCTAGAGCAAAAGGCGCAGTAGTATGGGACGGACCAGTAGGTGTCAATATCTCGTTTGGTATCGCAGCACCGATTGACCAAAGGCACGGCTATCCTAAAAGGCCAGACTTGGACAAACTGGTACGAGGCGTGTTTGATGCGCTTACTGGTGTTTGCTATAAGGATGACTCGCAAGTAACTATGCTCACAGCGCAGAAGATATGGGAGCCTGTCACCATCATTGAGGTATGGCGCATTGAGAGGCAATCGACTAAGAGCACAGCGGCGCAAGGGCAACTATGGACGAACGTTCCCGAAGGGATGGGAGAAAACACGAAGGCGAGTAATCGCTAGGGACAATGGTATATGTCACCTATGCGGCAAGCCCGGTGCTGATAGTGCGGACCATGTGATACCCCATATCCAAGGGGGGTCAGATAGCATGGACAATCTGCGAGCAGCACACCTAAACTGCAATCGACATAAGCAGGGTAAGATACAGATTGTACCTTCCCCTAGAACATCGAGGTTCGGCTAATGCCAGAGGTACTAAGGTGGGGGGTAGATACAAGGTGCGCTCCCTGTAAGGGGAGTGGTAGGAGGGGGGGTAAGAAGGGGGCAGGT